GTGACCGGCCCCATCTCCTACCAGCACCGAGACGACGGCATATGGCCGGTCGGCGAGGACGGCTGGCCGGTCACCGCCGAAGAACTGGACATGCTGGAGCGCAGTGCCGACCCGCTCGCGTTCCCCTCTCGGCTGGATGTGATCGACATCGAACCGGAATCCGTCACCGACACCGAGCAGTCCTGACTTTTCGTGCCAGATGCTGCCCGGTCGCTGGTGGATGACGCGGCGGGACTGGATCATGTGGTGCGCGACGACTCCTGTCGGGGGGAGCCGCAGCCCCAGCGCTGCCACCCATGTCGCGCCACCCAGATTCGAGAGAGCACCTGATGAAGCGTTACTTCTACGCCGGGATCGCCGCCGCCATCACCGTCCTCGGCATCGGCATGAGCGGCGGCACCGCGACCGCCGGGGAGACCGGCACCATCATCGGCCGGGAGGAATGCCAGCGCGTCGCCAAGATGTACCGGGACGCGGGCTATACGGGGGTGCGCTGCAACCACATTCACGGCGACCGCTATTACGTGCGGTACGACGACCCGCGTAGCAGCCGACCGTCCACCGGAAGCTTCGGCTCCAGCTAGCCTGGACACGACGAAAGCGCCCCAGCCTGAATTCAGGCCGGGGCGCTTCGCGTTTGGTTCAGTAGCCGTGCTTCTTGTTCCAGTCCATCACGTACCAGGCGTACACGATGTTGCCGAGTCCAGCGGTGAAGAACAGCAGCAGCAGGTGGACCATCATCGACTGGCGTTTCCGTGGCCCCCGGTAGCCGCCTGCGTAGGCGGCGGCTGAGGCGTTGGCGACGTTGTTGATCACGATCGGCGGCATGCCCGGCTGCTGGTACCCGGGATGCTGCTGGAACTGCTGCGGGTACGGCTGTTGCGGATACTGCTGCGGCGGGTGGCCTTGCTGCGGGAACGGTGCCGTCGGATAGCTGGGATTCGTGCCCGCCTGCGGATGCTGGTTCGGTTCGGACATGCCGGTCTTTCTCTGCCTACGGATAGGGGCCGCAGGCACATCACACAGACAGCGACATCCTCGCGGGGTGCATCACGGTACGCGCCCATCTGGGGTTGCTGCCCTGGTTTGGTGCGCCAATCACGTGACGTTTCGTGCCAACCCCTTCTTCATAGAAGGTGGAGCAGCAGGATCAGGTGATGTGCACGTACGAGCTGGCGCCGCCGTTGATGCGCCCGTAGTTCGCGATCGACCCGGTCGCTTCGAGGGTGACGACGTCACCGTCACTGATCGCGGTGGTGGTGGATACGGTCGCGGTGCCGGACCCGAACGCGGCGATAGCGGCGCCGGCTCCGGTGGCGACCACACCACCGTTGACCTTCAGCCGTAACGTCACAGTGATACCGACGGCGTCGGTGTTGGTGACCGAGCAGGACGAAGTCAGGCTCGCGCCGGCCTTGGATCCTTGGGCGACCAGCCCGTTGCCCGACAGGGTCGACCCGGGATAGCCGGTGGTGTCCGCGGTCCAGGAGGTGACCTGGGTGTAGCTGCCGGGGATGGTGAAGTTGCCGTTCTTGGTCATTCCTGACGGGGCGAATGTCTCCGCCTGCCAGAGCAACCCCAGCCCGAGGCCGGACACCTTCTCGATCGCGCCGAGTCCGAGCCCGCTGATGTTCTCGATCGCGCCGAGCCCCAGCCCGCTGATGGCAGGCATTAAGCCGACCTGAAGTACAGGGTGTTCGGGTCCTCCGACGCACCGTTGGATGTGGCGGTGTTGTACTGGGCTTCGGTGCCGCACCAGATTGTGATGTTGGTGGCCACACCGTTCTTGCTGCCCTGCACACGGCCCGTGGCGAGCTTGCTGATCGCGATCGCCGCCGAGGCGTTGATGTCGGCGTCGGCGATGGTGCCGTCAGCGATCTTCGCTGAGGTCACCGCGCCGTCCTGGATCTTGACGGTGGTGACGGCGTCGGTTGCCAGATCGGCGGCGGGCAGTCCGCCGCCGGGAAGTGTGTACTTCGACGTCACGCTGGTGCTGGTGTCGATCAGGTTCTGCATCGCGGGTGTGACGTCGGCGTTGAGTTTGGCCACTGTCACCGCGCCGTCGGGGATCTTGGCTGTGGTGATCGCGTTGTTCGCCACTGCCGGCGAGGCTGCGGTTCCGGTGAGATCCCCGGCCAGTTGCACGATGCCCTTGGTGGTGGCGTCTGCGTCCGGTGCGGCTGGGCCCGGGTCGCCGGTGTCACCCTTGGGGATGCCGAAGTCCACCGACCAGGCGGGCGGGCCGCCGTACACCGACGCGGTCGCGGGCGACCCCGGCGACAGGGTGGTCACGTTGACCACGTCCAGGTCGAAGGAGTTCACGGCGTTCTGGGCTGTGGTCGCCGATCCGGCCGCCGCGGTGGCGGACGCGTCAGCGGCATCGGCGGCATCGAGAGCGTCCTGAATCGCGGGCACCTCGACACCCGGCAGGGTGCTGCCGTCATCGAGCCCGACGACGATCGCGTTCCCGACCACGTTCACCGAACTGATCGACACCCCGCGCACCACAGCGTTGCCGTCCGAGGACGGTACCGGCGACACCATCGCCAGATCCACCAGCCCCGTCGACCCTGTATCCGGGTCTTCCGGGTCCGGGCCGGGCGTGTACTCGGGCACCTGGATGTAGTACGGGGCGAGGTTGACCGGCTGCCCGAGATACTTCAGCGCGAACGACACCCGATACGTCCACCCGGACGGATTCATCGTGCCCGCGACCGGAGCCGGGAGTTTCACGCCCCGCTCACCCCGCCACGTCAAATAGCCCTCGTCATCGAGCGTGACCACCATATGGTCACCATTGAGCGGCACCACCGAGGCAGGCGGCTCGGCCGACTGAACAAGGTATTTGGGCACGTCGGCAGAGAAATAGACCAGGCCGGTGAGCGGCGGGAAGTCGGGGAGGTTGTCGACGTCCGGGCTGTCGGTGATCCCGCCCAGGAACCGGCCGACGACCTTGCCGTAGACGAGCGGGGGCAGCGGATTGGTCACGGGCGCTCCTTCGCGAGATTCACGCCGTTGCGCTGAATACGGATGAGGGTGAGCAGCAGATCCAGCACCGCGAGCGCCACGGCCAGCAGCAGGATCGGGCGAATGAAGTCACGGCCGGGATAGCTGTAGTCGGTGGCGATCGTCGCTATCCCATGGGTGCAGATCACGGACAGGCACAGCATCAACCGCATCACCCCACGCCCGGCCGCGGTGGCGCGCCAGTTCGAGCGGGTGCCGTAGGCGATCATGAACACCCACCCCAGCACTGCGATCATCCCGAGGAACCAGTTCGCCACGGTCTCCCGGCTCGGCCCGAACACGTACGCGGCAGCACCAGCAATGGTGGCGGTGGCGAGGACGACGTGGTTTTTGCGGATGCTCATGCTCTCCTCCGGAGTTCCATGCTCAACTCGATCGCTTCTCCGAAGTGGTTGCGCTTCAACGCCGCGATGATGGCGGCCGCCAAGTGATCCACCGCAGGGCGTCGCTGCTTCACCTCCGCCAACTCCTGCTCGGCCTGCTGTGCGGCCAGCCGGGCCTGACGGGTCGGCTCCGACTCCTCCTTGTCAGTCCTCCGGAACCACATGGCTCTCCCTCGGGGGATTCGGAGCGACCGCCTGGAGCAGGGTCGTGGCCAGCCTGGCGGTGACGAGCAGCTCGGTGTTTTGCTGGGCAAGTTCTGTTTTCACTGCTTGCTGAGCGTCGATGTGTCGTTCGAGGAACTCGATACGCCGATCGTGATCAGCAGTGATCTTGTCGACCGTCGCGCGCGGTACGAGCTTCCCTGTGACCACGAGGCCCATGACGATCAGGGCGAGGCCGACGACACCGACCTGATCCCAGGGAATGGCTGCGGTTAGGTCGCTCATCTGAGCCGTTTCGGCTCGGCGGCTAGCCACGGCGCCCATGCTCGTATCGCGAAGTCCACCGCCGGTATCGCCATGACACGGGTGACCGCGGCCGAGACAGCCAACGCGACACCGACACCGGCGGCGGTCTCGGACAGTCCGGACGCGGCGACGATCGCGGGCATCGCCGCAGCCACGCCGACCACCAGCTGGAAGACGGTGCGCGCCACGGCTCGCCATGGATAGCGGACCTGCGAGGCGTCCTCGGGCAGGTGCTGTCCCATCACTTGGGTGCCTTGAAGCCGGGGATCTTCAGCTCCTCGCCGATGCGGGCGAGCGCTTCCACCAGCGTGCGGTCGCCCAGCATCTCCCAGCGGGCGGGCTCACCGCCGCGCTCGCGGCTGCCGGGTCCGAGCAGCTGGTCTAGGATCAGGCCGTTGTAGCGGTCGATGTAGGACAGCATGGTGCGCACGGTGACGGACTTGCTGGCCCAGTTGACGATCTGTTCATCCAGCCACGACATGGTGCCTCCTTGTGTGGGTTTGCCGTCGATGAGGGCTTGGACGTCGCGGCGGAAGGCGTTCATGTCGATCCCGGCCGGGTCGATCTTGCCTTCGCGGCTGTACTCCTTATGGCCGACGCAGTCGTTGGCGCCGCGGCCGATGCGGCTCAGGATCGCGGCGGCGCCGCGTTTGTAGGAGTCGAGCTGCGCCGGGGTCCAGTCGTAGCGGCCCTGCGCGTCGGCGGTGCCGCGCGAGACTGCCTCGATGCCGATGACGTGATAGTTCGCGTTGTCGGTCGGCCAGCCCGGCCAGGAGCCGCGGCCGGCATGCCAGCACACCCCGGCCGCGATCACCCGGTAGGTGCCGTCGCGCTCCAGCACGAGCTGGGCGAGCGGGCCCTCAAGGTCCGGGCGGCCGTACTGCACGATGCGCCAGTCGTTCTCGCCGCCGCCTGCCGTGTGGTGGCAGAGCACTCCGCGGATATCGCGGAAGTCTCCATGCCCGCGCTCGCGCCACCCGTCGTGCTCGATCACCTTCAAGCCCTCGGCGCGCAGCACGTCCGCGAGCCAGATCGGATCTCCGGACCAGCCCATGGCGGCCTCCTTACTCGAATAGGGGCAGGGCGTAGACCTGCAAGAACGCAATATCGGAGACGGTGCTGTAGTTGCCGGACCCGACCGGGCGGATGATCCGCACGTAGAACGTGGTCGTCTGGCCGGGCTGGATCACGCTGATGTTGGTCGCGGCCGGGCTGACCACCTGTTCGAACCTCGGTACGATGCGGTGCCACATCCAGTTCTGTGCGGGGAAGCCGAGGCTCCAGGCGACGATCGGCCCGTCCTCTGTGCCCGCCCGAACCTCCACGTCCACCCGTGTTCCGCCGACGGTCTGCGTGTGCCCGCGCATCGGCAACCTGCCGATGATGTACGGGCGCCACGGGTACGCCTGCGCGGGAACGGTGATCACCGCGATCGTGCGTGGCGCTTCGGCAGCATTGGAGGCGGCCGCGAATCTATTGCCACCGATGGTCCACGGCCCGCCCCAGCTGGGATTCGGGGCCGGCACGAACTTGCTGAGGCTCGCATCCCATTGCAGGGTCATGCGATCCGACAGCCCCGCCACCGTGGTGGTGTCCACGTCGGCCGCGTCCTGGATACGCCCCGCCACACCGGGATCGCCTTGGGCGCCGGTGACACCCTTCGGGACGGTGATCGTCAAGACCTGGTTCGGTGAAGTGCCGGTCAGGGTCGCGCTGGCGGAGGAGCCGGTCGGCCCGACCTCCGCCGCGCCGGTGAGGACGTTCGGTGGGCCTTGATGCCCGGTGCCCTGCATCGCATCCACGAACCGGATCCAGTACCGGCCCTGCCAATACCGGATCTCGTTCGTCGCCACCACCCACCAGGCTTTGCCCTTGTCCGCGGCGGTGACGGTGATCGCGTCGAGGGCGGCCTGGTCGGCGACGTAGCCGACGAGCGTGAACCCGAACGACGCCGGACCCTGCGGCCCTTGCGGACCTTTCGGCCCGGACCGCATCTCCAGGCGGGCCGCACCGTCCGCGATCTCCAGCGAATGCACCGTGCTGGGCAGGAGTTCGGACTCCACCACTCCGGCCATGGTGACCTGCACATCAGCGTCATAGACGACGGTCACGGCGCCTCCACCGGTTGCGCCCAGACGATGAGCTGGGCGTTCGACCTCTTGTAGTTGTAGTTGCCGGACCCGAAGTTGCGGCGCGCCACGAGGTAGAGGGTGGTCGCGGTGCTCGGGGCGATCGTGCCCGTGGTCGACCCGGCCGAGAAGCTGGAGGCGAAGAACGGCCGCAGCCGCCGGTACCAGTCGATGTAGACCGTCGACCCGCAACCGCGGCCGACGAGATCACCGGCAGCGGAACCGATCCGGACCTCGAGATCGACGCGGGTGGTGAAGTCGGTATCGACACTGGACAGGGTCGCGCCACCGATGACGTACGGGCGCCACCGGATCGGCAAGGCCGGGATGTTGATGGTGGCGAGGGTGAGCGGGCTGGTGCTGGTGTTCGACACGTCGGCGATGAACCCGGAGGACGGGTTGTCCCAGCTCTGGCTTTCCACCACGCTCCATGGGCCGCGGAATCCCGGCCATTCGGTGGGGGTCCAGAGGCTGGTGGACTCCGACCACAGGGGGATCATGCCGTCGACCAGGGTGACGGTGTTGTCCCAGTCCGTGGATCCGGTGATCGGCCCGGGTGGGCCGTCCTCGCCCTTCTGTCCGGTCGGCCCCCGCGGCACCGTCAAGTTCAGCGTCTGCGTGGGTGGGGTGCCGGTGATGCTGACAACCAGCGGATCGCCGACGTTGCCGGTGTCCACGGTGCCGATCGAGAGTGTGTTCACTTCGCCGGTGAGGCCGAGGCCGCCGAACGCATCGGTGAACTGGATGAACTTCGTTCCGTCCCAGAACATCACGGAGTTGTCGTCCAGCACCCGGTAGGCGAACCCGAACATGTTCGCGTTCAGGGTCGGGATCAGAGCATCCAGCGCGGCCCGGTCGGCGACGTCGCCCTGCCACACGAACACGATCCCCGGCGCACCCTCCGGCCCCTCCGGGCCTTGCTCGCCGAGCAGCATCTCGTAGGAACCGTCTCGGGGCGTGCCTTCCAGTGAGGTGACCACGCCCGGGCCGGAGCCCTCATTGATCCCCCGGAATAGGGTCTGATCGAAGTATTCGCCGGCGGTGGTCACAGGCTCACCGGCATCGCGTACACGGTCAACGCCGCTCCTGACTGGAAGTACGAGACCTGCCCGCTGCCGTTTTGGCGTTCGAGGGACACCACGATCTGCGACGGATACCCGGCCTTCACCACGGCATAGTCCGAGTTCGGTGACATGCCAATGCTGTTGGGGTTGCCGTAGTGCTCGGTGATCTCCACCAGATCCTGGAACCCGGACCAGGGGCAGACGCCGATCCCGACCGCGACCCCATTGGAGTTCCAGAGCCGGGCGTACGCGAACCAGATCGTCGCGCCGTCACCTTCATTGGTCAGCTGCACGCCACCATGGACTTGCGGCCTCCAGCTGAACGGCAGCGCCGGGATGTTCGCGGTGAGGATGACGGTGTTGGTGGTGTAGTTGGCGTTCGCGGGAAAGTCGGTGCTGGACCAATGCCACGGCCCGTACCCGCATACCGGCGGGGTGGGCTTGAACCGCTGCGACACCCGGGAGTAGGCGAAGGTGCTGCGCTTCACCGGACCCTGGGCGCCGTCGAAATCCGGGCTGGTGGAGATCGTTCCCGATGCTCCCGGATCCCCCTGCGGTCCTTGATCGCCTGCGGGCACGGTCAGCTGGATGGTCTGCTCGGAGGAGTTGACCGGCTTGATCTCTACCGCTGGGACGGTGACCTTCTCGTCGGAGATCACCGGCAGCGGCGTGAGGGTGTTCGCGGGAGCGATCGGCCCTTGCGGGCCAACAGCGTTGGGCAGATTGATCCAGGTAGTGCCGTCCCAGAAGTCCATCGAATCGTCGTCGAGGCGATGCCACCACTTGCTGCGGTCATCGGCGGTCAACCCTGCGGGTCGGGCTGCTTCGTCCGCGATCTCGCCCATCTTGATGAACGGCGCGATCGGGATTCCGTCGGGGCCGGGGTCGCCCTCGGGGCCTTCCGGTAGAGGTAGCGCGGCGGCGGCCGGGGCGAGGGTGACCGCGGCGGTGAGGACCGGCAGGCCGTCGACATCCGTCTCGGAGGTGAGGGTGATGTGCGCTGGGAAGGTGACGTCAGGCAATGGCTTCCACCTCCAATATCGTTAGCAAAGGTCGTTAGCCATCAGAAGATTATGAGGTCGAGGTCCGCGCCCACGTCCATGAACAGCTGTTTCACCGCGGCGGCGATGGTGCCCATCCGCTGCCAGCCCTTCACGACGGAGTCCTCTTCGTCGCTGCCGTCGCCGACGACGATCTCCCACCGGCCGGGCGTAGTGCGGTCGTCGGTGAAGATGGCCTCGGTGACGTAGTCGACGAACAGCTGGTCGCCGACCTGGAAACCGATTTGATCACCGATCCAGAAGTCCGCGTTGGGACCGAGGATGTAGGGGGCGTTGTCGTGGACGGTCACGCGCTTGCTCGTGTAGCCGCGGGTGTCGTGCAGGCCCTGCCGTCCGGCCATCACGCCGTCGAGGGTGAACGCCTTGGCGCTGCCGGTGACGAAGTGTTCCTGGAACGCGAACGGTCCGGCTCGCTGGATGCGGTTGAGGTTGGTGTACTGCGCGAACGCCAGAAACACATCTTCCAACTGGCCCATGTACAGGGCGTCGAGGCCGGGCACGCCGATGAGCAACCCCAGCCACGCGAGGGCGTTCTTGATGGCGATCTCGATGGCGGCGTTCACCCAGCCGGGCGAGCGGCCACCGACAAGGACGTTCATGGCGAGGGGCTTGTGGATCGAGATGTCGGAGGTGCCGATACCGGAGTACTCGCCCTCCATGTACCAGATCCACGGGAAGTAACGCTTGTTCCCGAAAGGCGTTGTAGCGTAAGCCTGTTCGTAATCTCCGGCGGCACCGAGATCCGGGTAGCGAACGGGGGTGGTTCCGTCCGCGAAGAACTCCTCGAAAAACCGTGAGATGCCGTCCAGCAGGGTGCCAGTCGCGCCGACCACATTGGACTTGTCGACGGTGGTGATGAACACCGTGGGCCGGTCCAGGTACATCCATTCCGGGTCGGGTTGTTCGTCGTCGAGGTCCGGGAGGAAGAACTGGGCGGTGAGGCAGATGCCGGAGTCCTTGAGCAGCGGCGCGAACGCGGCATCCGCGTGATCCATCCGCAAGCTGACCGCGGCGAAGGTGCTCGTATCTTGCAGGACGTTGATGCCGCCGACCGCGATCGGCCACGCGATCGACCCGACCTCGGCCCAGTCCGGCGCGCCCCGCCACTGATCCGCAGACCAGAACGCTTGCCTGCGTAGATAGTTGGCGATGAGCGTCAAATGGATGATGCTGCGGACGCCGCCGATCATGAACCAATACCGCGGCCACATCGCGAACAACGGCGCGAACGGGTTCGGCCAGCAGACGGTGGTGGCGATGTGGTTCCAGCAGTGGATCGCCTCCACCTCAATAGTCTTCATGCCGCGCTCGTCCACGATCTCGGCGACACGCGTCACGAACCCGTCCCAGCGTTGGCCGGTGGTTTCGACCGTGATCGGGATGGTCGCGTCCTCACCATCCGGGTTCCGGAAGAAATGGTCGTAGTGGATGGTGTCGGGCTGCAGGATCATCTTCAGCCCACCGGAGGTGTTGCGGACGTGCGCGAACTGCAGGAACGTGTAGCGGTGTTCCTCGCCGACCTCTTTCATCCACTTGTCGTAGATACGGACCACCGCGTCGGGGTCGCGCCACGCGTCTTGCTCCTGCTTGTGCAGCAGGTCCATCCGCCGAGACTCGTCATGCCCGACCCAGGGTTGGCTCACAGCGACCTCGCGTTCCGCGGGGTCAACGTCCCCACCACCTCGCTGGTCAGGTCACCGCCCTCGATCCGCACGGTGATCTCGGTGGTCTGCCACGGCTGCACCGCGTGCAACCATCGACGCCCGGCCATCTGCCCCCAGATGTTGCGCAGATACTCACCGCCAGCGTTGTACAACCGCGCGGTCCGGTTGCGGGGGTGGGTGTCGATGCGGACCGTGTCCCCGGCGTCGATCGGCGGCAACGTCATCATCCGCAGATCAGCCTCTGGATCCGCGTCCGGGTCCTTGTCCTCGATAAACCACCGACCCGGGCCTTTCAGGGTGTAGCGCGGCCACGCCGGTTCGCTGGCGTCGTTGCGCATCTTCAGCACGCCTTCGTTGGCGCCCGTGCTGTTGATCCACGACACCTCCCGCTCCAGCGACGCCCAGAACGGATCCGGCCCGACCGCGCTGGTGGTGTAGACGTCGAGCAGGTTCACCGACGGCGCCACCTGCAGCACCGACACCGGCGCCTGCCCCAAATACAGGGGCGTCTTGCGCCAGCCCTTGCCCTTGGTCCACACGCACCAATGCCCCGGCGTCCGCCGTGACCAGCCGCGCCACCACAGGTCGTGGGTTTGCTGCCAGTCCCGCATGCTCCGGAAGACCGGGGCGCCGGAGATGCTGCCGATCGCGACGTTGAAATCGGCTTCCCGCTTGGACACCACCGACCGCCGGAACGTGGCCCCGTCCTGGCGGGCACCCTCATCGAACAGCAGCTCGTGCGGCGGGAACCCCATGCCTTGCGGGGAGCCGACGATACTGACGCCCTCGGCGCCGGCGCCTTGGCCGTGCAGATGCCAAGGCAGGCCGTTGACGTCGATCCACACAATCTTGATCGCGTCGGTGATCACCGGCGCCGCGCTTCCGCCAGCAACCGCACGGTCAGCGACACCGCGTCCTCGTCGGCTCCGATCCCGCGTAACCCGTCGGCGAGGTCCGCGGCCCGGGCGGCGAAGGTTTTCATGTGGGCGTCGACCTCCTCGGTGAAGATGGCGTGTGCCTCAACGAGGAGGTCGTCGTCGATACCGGTGGCGTCGCGGAATTCCTCGAGGCTCATCGCCCGAACCCCCCTCCGCGCTGGTTGGCCAGACTCCGCCGCCGCCACACTCTTTCGACCGCGGACGCGGCGGACAGAGGATCCATGCCGTAGTTGTTGACGGTCATCGACTCCCCACCGCCACCGGAAGCACCCATACCGAGGGCTCCCAGGCCGGTCTCGAGCATCTCCTGCCAGTTGTTCTCGAAGAACCCCGTCACGTCGGATGTCGTTCTCTCCCACAGGTTCCCGGCCTGGGTTTGCAGGTTGTTGAACGCCTGCTCGGGAGAGTCGGCCATATACCAGGGGGCGGGGCCATCGAACAGCTCGTTGACCGGGAAGATGTCGTTCAGGAATCCCGGCACCTCGATACCCGACAGCGGGTGATCAGCCTGCGTTGTCGAGGTCGTCGTGTCGGTGGTCGATGGTGTCGACGACAGAGTGGAGGACTCCGGCGTCGCCGTTGCCCCGCCCGCGCGCGAGTTCGCCAGCAGATCAGTCGTTGTCGAACTCGGAGTCGAGCTCGGTGTCGAACTCGTCGAACCGTAGGAGCTGCTGGAGGTGACGCTCGGGCTCGCCGACGTGGACGACGGCGACAGGTTACTGGGCCAGTTGGTGACGAACACCGGGGAGGCGTCGGTGGTGCTCGATCCGCCCCCGCCGCCTGAGGTGGACCCACCACCCGTAGACGAGGTGCGTGACTGCGACTCCTGGTAGAGGCGCTGCGCCTCGTCCATCCGCTGCCCGTACTTGTCCGGGTAGGCGCTGCGCTGCACCGCCTGCGCACGGTCGCCGGGCGACAGGCTGGGGTCGGTCTCCTGGTAATGCTCGAAGAACGTGCGCGCGGAATCGCCGACGTTCATGCGGTCACGGGTGCCGCCGTGGGTCCACTCGTCGAAGTTGCGCTGCTGGAACACGCCCACCGAGTCGCGGTCGCCGTAGTCGAGGTTGCGCAGCTCGGATTCGACCAGGCCGGTGGCCAGCGCCGCGACGATCGCCTCGTCGGACATGCCCATCTCTTTGCCGACCCGGACGATCTCGTCGACGACCTTATCCTTGTCGGATCGGTTGTCGACCTGGTTCGGCTGCTCAGCGACGAGACCGGAGTCCTTGAACTCGTTCATGGCGGCGACGTGGATGTGGTCGCCGTGCTGGGCCATGGTCGTCTCGCCGTAGATGGCGCGAGCCTTCGCGCCCTCGGCGCGCTCGCCGCCGACGTTGTACCACACTTTGTTCGGGTCGTCGAAGATGATCTGCGCCAACTGATTCCGGTTGGCCCACAGGTAATCGAGGACTGCCCGGTTGGGAGCGACGTCGATCGCCTTGCCCTTCGGATGGAACCCGCCATCAATCGAGTGGTCGGTCTTCGCGGAGGTCAATACCGCGTCGGGCACCTTGGCCTTGATCGCCTGCCACAGCGACAGATTCACGGTGCCGCCGCCCATGCGGGCCTTCTCGTCCGCGGTGACCAGCCCGCCACCGGCGAAGCGGGGGGCGTTGGCGTGCACCAGCTGCCGCACGAAATCCGCGCTCGGCACCCAGCCCGCGTTCAACGCCTCCAACAATGGCAGGTTCGCCGCGGTGGACTTCGCGTTGACCACGAACTCACCGTTGGAGGCAGCGATCAGCATCGAGTCCGACGTCCCCGACCCGGGCCCGCGCAGCAGGCCGCCGGAGGCCATATTCTCGTCGGCCCACTTGCGCATCGACTCACCGATGCCCTTGAACCCGACCTCGGTGCCGCGGCCAGGAATGCCAGGGATGTCGGGGATCTTGATGCTGGGCAGGTCCTTGAGGAAGTCGCCGACGTTGCCGATCACGCCGACGATGGTTTTCAGGATCGACTTCCACACGTCGGAGACGGTCGATCCGAGTCCGGAGAAGAACTCGCCGATCGCCGAGATCGCCCCGCCCAGAATGTCTTTGACCTTGCTGACGATGTTGGCGGCGTTCTGGAACTGCGAGGCGATGTCCTCGGTCATCTTCTTCAGGTACGGAAGGACCAGCGGAATGATGACTTCCTTGATCAGCCAGGTCAGGGCCTCGGTCAGCTTCACGATCACCGGTGACAGTTCCACGAACAGGTCGATGATCGGCGGCAGCAACTCCGCGGCCATCTCCACCAGCTGCGGCAGGATCGGCGCGATCGCCTCCACCAGGCCACCGAATGCCGTGGCCATGGACGGCAGGACCGGGGCGATCTGTTCCAGCGCGCCCGCGAGCGCGGTGCCGATCTGCTGCGCGACGTCAGCGAGGATCGGCTGCAGCTCCTCGAAGACCGGCATCATCAGGTCCGCCCATTGCTGGATCACCGGACCGAGCGCGTTGAAGATCGTCGTCAGCGCGGGCGCGAGGGCCTGGACCAGGCCGGACACGACCTGGGCGAGGACTGGCAGGATCGGCGACAACGCGGTGACCAGCGAGGCGAAGGCGGTGCCGAGGGGGCCGATCGCAGGAGCGAGCGCGTCGATGGCCTGGGCCAGCGCCGTGCCCACGACCTGCGCGATCTCCGACAGCGGACCGATCAGCGGATGCAGTGCGCTGAGCAGGCTTTCCAGCAAATCCCCGACGACAGGCAGCACCGGCTCGAGCCCGGTGGCCAGGGAGGAGATGAAGGTGTGCAGGTGCGGCAGCAGCTGGGTGAAGGTGGTTGCGAAGGTCGCGCCCAGCTGTCCGAGCGCGGGCATAATGCCGCCGAGGGACTGGCCGAACTGAGCGAACAGCGGCCCGAGGGTGGGGCCGAGGATATTGCCGATCTGAATCAGGCCGTCAAGCAGCGAGTTCAGGCCCTCACCCAATCCTTCCAGGAGGCCGCCGAAGTTGCCGATCAGCTGGGTAAGCGCACCGGAGGCGAACGCGTCGGTGAACGCCTGCCCCAGCTGCCCCAGCAGGCCGCCGAACTGTTGCCCGATCTGCTGGGCGACCGGCGCGAACGCCTGCCCCAGCGACAAGAACCCGGTGGTCATCTGCTGCAGACCCGGTCCCATGCCGTCGATGAAGCGGGCAGTGCCCTCGAAGATCGACTCGATCGCGCCGAGATTCGCAGGCGCCTGCCAGAAGTCAGCGAAGCTGTGGGTCAGCTGGTTCATGGAGGTCGCGACCTCGGTCATACCGCGCCCGAGCACCGGCAGCGCTGACTCGGCGAGTTCGCGGATACCTTCAGCGGATCCCGCGAACAGCGCGTCTTGGGTGGGGTCACCAACCAGGTCGTCCCACAGGCCGCCCAACTCGCGCGCCTGGAGCACGAAGGCGCGTGCGTTGGGGGAGAGTTCGGCCAGTGCCTTCGCGGCCTTGTCCTGTGCGGCCGACCCCTGATTGATGGCGTCGGTGACCGCCTGCTGCGCCTTGGCGACCTGAGCGTTCGCCTTGACCAGCGCTTCCTGCGCATCGGCGACACGTCGATCAGCCTGGGCTATCCGGTCTTTCGCCGCGGTGACCTGGTCGCTGCCTTCGATGCCCTTGGCTTGCGCCTCCGCAGCCTCTTCCTGGGTGTCGCGGTTGTCCTCGACAGCCTGCTGATAGCGGAGTTCGGCGCGCTGCAAACGCAGGATCGCCTTCTCCCGCTCCGCGGGCGTCTTCGCCTTCGCCACGTCATCGCGGGCCTCACGGACCGCGAGCGCGGCCTCCTTCTCGGTGAGCGCGGCGTCCTTCAGCTTGAACTGGTAGTCCTCCAGTTCGTCGGCTGCGTCCTTGTACGCGTCAGCGAGGTCAGACTGAGCTTCCTCGGCGTCCTTCTGCGCGTCGGCGAGATCTCGTTGCGCATCTTCGACGTTCTCGAGCGCGGTCGCGACCTGCTCGTGCGCGGCCGCGATGGCCTTGGCTTGCGCCTCCCCATCCGCGCCAGCCGAGTCCGCAGCCGATGACAGGGCCTTGAACGCGTCCCCGATGCCCTGCACGCCCACCACCGCGGTCGCGGTGGCCGCTGCGGCGGCCGGGCCGAGCGCGACGATACCGGCTCCGAGCGCGCCTACCGCGCCCAGCGCGCTACCAGCGGCCCCGCCGATGGCTGTAATGCCCGCCGCGACAGCACTGGCTACAGCGGTCGTTTTGATCAGGGATGAATCGAACCCCCCGCCGCTGCCGCCGCCGAGAGCTCCGAGTCCACCTCGCCGGTTGACGTCGACATCGATGGACCGCCGCCGCGTCAGCGCATCCAGCTCCGCCCTGAAAGCCGCCAACCCGGTCAGGCTCAACCCCACGGGCACAACGACGTTCGCATCCCGCAAGCGCCGGCGCAGGTCCGCGGCAAACCGGTGAACCTCGGCAGTGCTGACGTCGAGAGCGAGCTTGATGGTGCCCTCGGGTAGCCGAGAAAGGCGCTGCCGAAGCACCTGCTCGTCCACCATCGGGGTCAGGTGGACGATGAATCGCTTCTCTCGAAGCTTCGTCTTCAGCGCCGCTGCGAACCGGTTCAGTTCAGCGTTGGTCGTGCGCAGATCGACATTGGCGTGGAGGTTGTCGATGCCGCGCAGTTCTTGCCGCAGTTTGGCCTTGTCGACCTTGGCGATGACGGGGACCTGAATCGCGCCGATGTGGGAGACGTCGATATCGGCTTTGATCTTGATCGGGTTGGCGTCCGCGTACCGCTGCGCGTTCCGCATACCCTTGCGCACATCGCGCGCAAGGCCGTCGGTCTCGCCGACGACGCTCAGGTAGGAGACGCCGAGTTCGACAGGCTGTCCCGGTCCGGGAGACGCCACGCTACACCTCCCATCCCAGGAACTCGTTCATGTCAGCGATGGATGCCTTCTCGCCGATCCGCTCCGGCTTCGCGACGCCCGGCCGCGGTACAGGTTTCGGCCGGTTGCGGCCCTTCTGGGCGTCCTTGGTTTTCGCCCAGACCAGCCAGCGCAAGGAATCGACCATGTCGGCGAGCAGCATTTCCTTCAGCCCCCACATCCAGTCGGGGTTGCAGGCGCGGCCGAGCGCGGACTTCGGCCCCAGCCACGCGATGATGGCGGCGAAGTCCGCCCAGCTCAGCCTGCGAGTGCCGAGGTCTTCGAGCGACTTTCCGCGGTCGATGAGATCGGATCGGATCGCCTGGGGATGCGCTTCGATGAGCGCAGCCAGGCGGACTATTCCCCCAGCGAGAGCCCCGAGTGCTCGCGCCAGGCGCTCATCAGCGCGTTGAACTCGTCGACCTCGAGACTGTCGATTTGCGCCATTTCCTCGTCGTTCAGCGACGCTTCCAGGAGCACAAAAAGTTGCCCGAGTTCGTCCTCATGCCGGATGCGGCGGATCAGGCCAGGACGCAGGTAGGCCAGTGACGGCAGCGTGATCGCGACCCCGTTGATCTCGGTGACGAACGGGGCGGTGACCCGCCCGTCCGCGTTCTTCTTCGCGGCCACCGGAGCCTTCTTCTTCGGGGGCATATGCACAGACCCTTTCTCGTTGTCGCACAGGCCGTTTCAGGGGCGGGCCCCAGCGATGACGGGCGGGCCTGTGCGGAGGACGACCACCGAGGTGGTCCCCGTCATCGCTGGGGGTCTAGGGGATTACGAGGACGTGTCCAGGACGCCGTCGTCGTAGTAGCGGTACGCCTTGTTGCCCAGGTCGTCCTTGAACGCCTCGACGACGATCTGGAAGCCCGCGAGCTCACCGGCGACGAACGCCCGCTCGGTGACCTCGGAGATCTTGGCGTTGGGCAGCACGATGCGCAGCTTCTTGTCACCGGTCTTCATGTCGAAGACCCACACCCGATTCGGCAGAACCGAGCCGGTCTCCTTGACTGTGATCAGCTTGCCGGTGGTCGTGGTGGCCGGGGTGACGGTGAGGTTCTCGGGACCGAACACCTCCCCGAGCACGTCCTCGTCCCACGCCCCGTACAGGGTCAGGCCGAAGCGCACGCTGTGCTCGGTCTGCAGCTGGGCGATGATGTCGGCGTTCCAGTCCTTGATCGCGTTGACCGCGCGCTCACCCTGCGGTTCGAGACCGTCCTCGGAGACGTAGCCGAGCGGCTTGATCAGTGGGTCGATCGTCGCGGCCGCGGTGGTGGGCACCGGTGCGGTGAGCGGACCGGCCAGGACCCCGCCGGTGACGGCGATGTTCGGAGTGCCTGCGCCGATGAAGTCGGTAGACGGCAGAGCCATGATGAACTCCCTTCGGGTTTCGCACAGGCCCTGAGGGGAGGTATGAAGTTGTGGTGGTGTCCCAGCCGGGAGCTAGGCCAATACCGCTCCGCGCACATGCAATTCGCAGGTGATGACGTAGCGGGGGTCGTTGGTGTCGGGGTCGGGTGAGTAGACCAGTCCCATGTCGAGGACGCGGTCGACCCAGATCCCCCCGATGCTTCCGGGGGCGATAGCGCCGAGCAGCGCTCGCACGGTGGCGGCGAGTTCCGCGGCGTCCGGCCCGGATTGGTCGCAGCATTCGGCGACGATCCGCGGCCGGTCGGTGATCAGGTTGGATTGGGTGCCGCCGATCCGCAGCACCAGCACATACCGTGAGGGTCGTTCGTGCGGAACGCCGTTCACCACCGGCACGGCCATGCCGCGCGCGGCGAGGGCGGTGGCGAGGTGGTCGGCGACCGCCATCTCCACCACCGGAAACATGACCGGGTTCATGACCGCATCGCGTCCAAGCCCCGCCCGAGCAGCAGGTGATCGCGGGCCTCGGCGCGCCGCGCCCGGATCGTCGCCGCGATGACCGCGGCACGCGCGCGGGTGGGGCGGCTGCTCGAGCGGGCGACGAACCCGTCCCCGCACGCGTGCGCGCCCTGGCGTGCGCGCGTGAGGAGTTCGCGTTGCAGCGTCTCCAGGTTGCGGATCTCAGGGAACGCCTTGCGTCGCCAGACGATACGAGGAGTTGTCGTCATCAGCCCTCGATTCTTCGCAGGTTGATCACGTTGCCGGGCCGCCAGCCGTGGAAGCCGTGGTTGTGGTCCTCCGGATGCCCGACGACCTCGTACTGCCCGGTGGGCAAGTCGATGAGATCGCCCTTCCCCGGCAGAAACTCCGGAGGCGTGTAGAGCTGGACGTCCACGATGGTGCGGTCGTAGCCGGGCTGCTGCGCCCCGTCCTGCGACGCAGCCGCCGACTCCGGTGCGCCCCACTGGATCACCGCCACCGGAGTGCCGGGCTGATCCTTGGGCGGGGTGTAGGTGACCGTCTCCCGGAAACGGTCCGCCCCGACCGCGGTGCGCACGTGATGCCCGACCGTGTACGGGGTCGGGTAGGTCACGACTCGTACCTTTCACTGACCAGCGGCACCGACGCCACCGAGCACCGGTACGGTGCCAACCGCATCTTCAGTGCTGCGGTCAGCCACGGCCCGCCCGCGGTGGAGCCTTCGGTGAACCGCCACCCGTACGGGCCCGCGTTGACCTGATCGGCGTTCAGCGGTGTGTGCGCCGGGCGGGTGATGACCGCGGCCACCATCGCGGCCACCACCCGCACGACCGCGTCAGGCGTCGGGGTTGCCGGCGGGCACTTCAGATACCCCAGCACCAGATCGCTTGCCTCGTCGAGCTGGCTTGCGACGAGCGCCGCTTCCTCCGTCGTCAACGGACGGCCCAGGATCGTTTCCACGTCGGCTTGTGTCGCCAGCGCCATCGGGGCCTCCGATCGGTTCCCAGTTGTCGTCCCCGGTCACCAGGGCGGCCAGATAGGAGCCGGATACGACTCCGATGACCGCCCCGGTTCCCTTGTGCCGGTAGCGCATTAGCTGGTGACGTCGGGGGTGACCGCGCCGACGGGCACCTTCGCTGCGCCCTGCGGTGTCGCGGCGTTGCCGAGCACGTAGGCGTAGCGCGCCTTGAACCGCAGCGCGACCATGTCGCGCTCGGCCAGGTTGATGCCGCCGACGGTGGCCTGGTCCAGGAACTTCACGGTGATGTCCTGACGGACACCGATCCGCACGCGGCCCGAGTCGACGACGATCGAGGTCGCCGAGGACGGAGCCCACGCACCGTTGCGGTTGAAGAAGGTCCGGAAGCCTGCGAACGACTCGTCCCGGAAGATCGGGAATCCGTTGGCGTCACGCAGGTTCGCGACCTGGTAGCGCAGCGCCAGGCTCGACAGCAGCGTGTCGGGCATCCATCCGGCGGTGGCGATCATCTCCGCGACCTGGTTGACCGCGCCCGGGATGTCTGAGGTGTTGGCGGTGCCGTCGACCACCGCGACGGTCTGACCCGCAGCGACGGCGGCCGGGAGCAGCGCCGCCGACACCCAGGAGGCGGGCTTGTCGGTGCCGAAGATGACAGCCTGGTCGAGCTTCTTGCCGATCGACTGGCCACCCAAAGTGGCGAGGTCGCTGAGCACGCGCGGGTTCGCGTCGTCGAGAACGTTCTCGTGCACGGGGATGATGACCGCGAGCTCCTCGGCAACGAGGGTCCGGTCCTCCCAGGTGACCTGCGAGGTCGGCTTCACGCCCTCGGACGCGGTCGCCGATTCCGACACCCACCCGGCTTCGGGCAGGGTCGCCAGCACCGGCAGGTGAGTCAGCTTGGTGCCCATGGGCACTGTCGGGAACGCGGTGAGGACAGTCGATGCCTCCACCGCCGCCGCCAGCAGGGTGTCGGCGTACGCCTCTTCGATGAGGGTCGACACCTCGGAGCGCGAAATATCCGCCATAGCGGAACTCCTTATCTATTCGCCCGCCGAGGTGCGTCCTCGCGGGTCTGGGTTCATGCCCCCGAACGACGCATTTCGCGCAGCGCGGCGGCGGCACGCTCCTGCGGATTCGCGGAGGCGTCGCCCGTGCTGGACGCGCCGGACTTCAGTCCGGTAGCGGGGGGCTTGCGATTCGGTTTCACCGTCTCGGTGACGGTGGCGAGCTCGGCCAGGTACGCGTCAGCGTCTGCCTCGAGCTCCTCTTTCGTGGTGCCGTGCAACCGGTTCGCTGGCACACGCTTGGCGGCGGCGACCTCCGCGCGCAGAGACTTCAGCGCCTCCTGCTGGAGGGCCTGATCCTTCTCTGCGAGCTGCGTTTTCAACGCGGCGAGTTCGTCGCTGAGCTTCTGCGACTCGGACTTGTTGGCATCCTTGATCTGCTGCAATTCGGCTGCGGCGGCCTTCAGGTCGTCGTAGTCGGCGAAGTGCTCCCTCTTCTGCTGCGCCAGCCGCTTCGCGACGATGCGGTCGACGTCAGCCTGGGTGAGGGTCTTCTCGGCAGGCTGCTGCTCCGGCTCCGCCGGGGTGGCGTCCTGTTCCGTCTGTTCAGACGTGGTGTCGCTCATGCGATTTCTCCGTAAGCCCGTCGGCGTGACCGTCCATTGAGCGCGGGACGTGCGCGCAACCCCACCGAAGGTGGTGGGGAAGATCAGTGGCTGCTGCCGCCCAGTTCCTTCTCGGCAGCACGCATGGTGGCGAGGATCTTCTTGTAGTCCCCACCGGCAACCGCGTAGGCGGCCTCGTACTGGGCGGTCCACGCCTCGACATAGTCGGGCGGCTCGTACGAGTCCCCCGCTCGCACAGGAATCGGGACGCACCCACAGTCGTCGTGGTAGCTCTCACCCTTTGCTCGGGAGCCACGCACCCGCCCGGACGCACCGACGGTCGCTGCCGATTGTTCGGTGAGGTAGTCAGGCCCGCGGGTGGCGAGCAGCCTGCAGAACGCGCACGCGTCCGGCTGAGCGTGACGAGCCCACCGCACCCCTTCGGCGGTGGCGTTCTCGGTGAGTGTGTCCCGCGCGGCATTGGTCACGTACCGCTGTGTCGCCCCGGCCAGTCGGGAGATCACGCGTGCCTGCTGAGGGTCCGCCTCGGCTGGAATGATCCGCGCCCGCTCGGATTCATCCTGCGGGCTGATCACTCGAGCGCCGGAGACCTCCTCGACAGGACCCTCCCGCTCGTCCTCATCGTCCGGCTCGTCCTCATCGTCCGGCTCGGGTTCGTCGTCCGGCTCGGGCTCATCGTCCGGCTCGGGTTCGTCGTCTGGCTCGGGTTCGTCGTCTGGCTCGAGGTCTTCTGTATCGTCTGCTTCCGGTTCAGTCGGCGTCGACAGCGCCCACCACACAGTGGATTCGATCTGCTCACGCGGCGGCAAGTCGGCCGGGCGTGGCTCGAACTCCTGAGCGTCCAGCAGCGAAATCCGGTCCGTCGGGCCGACGATCGGCGCAGGCGCGGCTGGATTGCGTTCCGGCGTGCGCGGGCGCTCGCGTGCGAGTCCGCGGTACCAGTCCATCGCCAGCACAGTCGCCGCCGACATATACCGCTCCATGGCGGCGGGGATCGCGCGGACCAGCGACCGCTGGTCTTCCTCGTCGTCGCCGGACACCGCCATCACCAGCACCGCGATCTCAGCGGCCGCGAGAGCCGACAGCTCGTCGATGTCCTGCTGGTATTCCTCGATCTCAGCCTGCGAGGGCATCGACCGGAGCCTCGGACACTGGGGTGGCCCGACGGGCACGCAGCTCGTCGCGGAGCTGCTGCGCCTGTGCCCGACTCATCGCATCCTGCACGCCGCGGATCTGCTGCTGAGTCATCCCCGGGATCAATGACAGCATCGACTCGATCGGAACACCCTTGTCGGCCAGCTTCGTCACCCCGTCCACCACCTGAGCGAAGGACCTCGCTTCGGTGGACCGCCACACGACCTCAGCCCCGGAATCGACCGCGGTCGCGTCGTCGCCGTCCATCTCGGCATCCAGGCGCAGCACCTGCTCCCACGACTCCCCGAAGGACTCGCGCTTGTCGATCAGCTTGTCGTTCTCGTCCTTACCGGCGAGTGCGAGCGCTTCCGCGGCGAGGTTGACCAACTTGCCGTTGCTGGCCGGTGACAGGCCCGCCTTCTCATACACCGCTGCCTTCATGGATTCGAGCAGGTCGGTGTACCCGGCGATGGACGCGGCAGGCAGTGACTGCGCGTTGACGTCCGGTTCTTCGAATGCCCACACCCTTTTCGCGCTGGCGGCAAGGACTTCCGACGAACTACCGGACCAGCCGGTGATCACCTTCTGTGGGAACGCACCGAAGCGGGAAACGATAAGCCGGTCGAAGTTCACCGAGTTGATGGTCTGCTGATCCAGGAGCAGGGGCGCGATCTCCCCGATGATCTGATCGTCGGCGTCGCGGTCGTTGACGAACCTGACCACCGGACACACCGGTTCACCACCGTAGGTGGCTTCATGCCCATACGGTTCGCCGAACGCGCGCACCGCGATCGGCTGCGTCCGGTTCTCGTCCTTCTCGAACGTCGGCATATCACCGAGATCGAACGGGTACACCCACTCCTCGTCGATGAACATGCCCTTGCGGCGCGGTTTCGCGTCGGTCTTGTCGATCCACGTCTCGAGGACATACTGCGGCCACTCGTCCAGCGACGGATCGCGATACACGGCCAAGAGCTGGCGGGGGCTGCGCGGCAGCCACACCGGCTTGCCGTCGACACCCTTCAAGACCTTCACATACGAGGCCCCGTAGGAGACGGCCGGTTTGTGAACTTCCTTCTGCCGCTTGTCCATCCGGTTGCGCTGCCACGACGCCCACGCCGGATCGTTCTCCATCGCCGTCGACCGCCGGTAACCCACCACCGATAGATTCCGGCTCCACTTGTCCCGGATCCCGCCGAGAATGTTCATCACCGACATCCGGGCCAGAGTCTTGACCTCATCGCCGGTACCCTCGGGCACCTCCGGTACACCACGAAGACCCTTGAGGTACTCGTAGATACGATCCAGCAGCAACCGCTCCTCCATGTGCATCCGCCACATGTCCAAGATCAGGGCGTTCAGCTGTTCCTCGTCGAGCGGCTCAGCCATGCCGTCACCCCTCTCTCTCATGCGAAGGACGCCCCACCCGAGCGGGCGCGTTTCGTTGCCTCAGCCCCGAACAGGGCCAACGTCATGGACACGATCGGGGCGATGTTCACGGTCTCGTCACGCCGATCCCACCCCCACCCGCCGGCGGTGCCGATCGCTCGTTTCACCGCCCCGGCCAGCGCCGCGGTCACCGACTCCTGGTTGGCGTGGGTGAACCGTTTCGCGTTCGCCTTGTCCACCAGCAGCCCGCACGCCTTCGCCATATCCCCCGCCGAGGTCTGGATGACGTTGCGCTTCTTCGACCGCAGCACCGGCACGAACGACGCCGCCGGGCTCATGCCGTCGATGACGATCGGCATCCGCCGGTTCGTCCGCTCCAGAATCCATTCGATCGCCGCATCAGAATCCGTTCCGGCCCAGACTTCTTCGGCGTGCGCTGAGTCGCCTTCGATCCAGCACGCGGTGATCGATATCTCGCGCGCGTGGGACATGTCCACCGCGAGCGCGTCCGGCCGCACGCCAGCCGCAGGGCCGACATCGACGAGTTCGTTGCGCCACAGCGACAGCTTGATGGCCGGCATGTGCTTGGAGATCTCGTCCCAGATCCCCAACGCTTCCCGCCGCCAGGAGTCGTCGTTGGTCAGCTTCTTCCGCAGCCGCAACATCGCCCGCTCCGACGTGCGCCGCGGAAAGCTCGGGTTGGCTTTGCGCCACTGCTCCCGATCCATCGGGTCGCAGCCGCGATCCGCCGACAACTCGATGTAGAGGGTGCCGTCGGCGTCGCCGTCCAGTGCTTCCTGCCGCAGCAGCGTGAAGAACTCGCCGGGGTCCTTCGGTCGCGGCGGGGTGCCCATGACGAACGTCAGCGGGTTGCGGGCCACGTTCTGCGCCGCGCCCATGTCCTCGAGGGTGTCGTCCTTGAGGATCTGCCCCTCGTCGAACACCAGGATGTCGATGTTCGTCATGCCGCGCCCGAACCCGGACTCCCTGGCGCCGAACAGGATCCGAGCCCTGTTGTTGAACAGGATCTTCTCGTCACCCTTGCCGCGCAGCACCTGCCGGATGTGCGCGGCCACCTTCGGTCGCTGCGCCATCCCTTCGAACTGAGCGAAGGTCTCTGCGGCGGTGGTCTTGCGGTGCGCCGTCCAGATCACCGTCAACCCGGGATTATCAAGGCACAGAGCGAAGATGATGCACGCGACCAAGTAGGTCTTGCCGACCTGGCGCGGGATGCTCATGACGATCGTGTCCGCGGCGTACAGGCCGTCGGACCCCTTCGCCAGGATCAGCCGCCCAGCACCGTCCTGCCAGCCGTCGAACCCCCACCCCAACCGGGCGCATGTGTCGCGCACCCTCGGCCAGCCGGTCGACTTGATGCCGACAGGGGCGATGACATGCCGGGCGACCTCCGACAACCGCCGGGAGTCGACAGGGCGGTTAGGTGGCCTGGTCGCGGGAGAACGCCTAGATGGCGCTCTCGTCCCAGTCTTCGTCATCGGTATTCGCGATCACCGAATGATCCTCATCCTCGGCGATCTGGATGGCCTCGATCTCCTTGCTGATCTCCAGCTGCCGCCGCGACAACGCCGCGAGATCCCGCGCCGCGGTATTCGGGTCATCCAGCGCCCGCGCGATCCGCCGACGCATCGCCTGCAACTCCTCCAGCCGCGAACCATCCTCAGCGGCTTGCAGAATCGTCTTCGGCGCGTCACGCGTCGCGGTCTCATCCGGAGCGACAGCACGCAGTTTCGGCTTCCGTGGAGGCATCAGCGCATCGCCTCCTTCGGTCACATCAGGTCACGGTCGACAGATCAGCCAACGTCGAAACAGATCCAGGGAACGCCCGCCCGGTCACGGTCATGTACCGGCCGACCGAGTATGTCTCCACCGACAAGCCATCCACCACCCGGCGAGTACCGCGGCCCTCCGGCAGCAGCCCGAACACATGCAGGCCATCGCCGGACGGTGAGACCTCGATGTAGGTGGGCGGCAGGCCATCCAGGAACCGCTGCGCCGCCGGAGTCAGCGTCCCATCGAGCAGGCAGTGGTCCAGGTCGATACAGCCGATACCCGCACCGAGCACGAAGCCCTTGCGCGGCAGCGCCTTCACCTTCGCGTACGCGGTCCAGGTGGCGGGATCCGTGCTGGATGCCGCGGCGCCGGTGAGCTGCACGGGCATCTTCGTCAGCTTCCCGCCACGCGCCACAGGCTTCCACGCCACCCACCGGTCACGCTCCCGCATCTGCGCGGGCACCTTCGGCTTCCGGGCACGGTAGGCAGCTTGGCGGCAGGCGTTCGAGCAGAAGCGTGGGCGACGCCGCGAACGCCGGACATCCAGCTTCGCGCCGCATCGCTCGCACTTGTTGGCCACGCACCCCAGACTACCGGACGCGTTACGTTATAGCGCCCTGAACAGCAGAAATGCGGAAGCCACTTGATCGGTACACCCGTCCAGGAACCATCGCGGTGCGCTGACCTGCGGTGCACCAGTGGGTAAAACGGGATGGGGGGTAGCCGCCTATGCCCAGGGAGGCGGGGCGATCCAATCGGGGGTCACCCCCCAGGTCACCAAGATCGTTGCGTGACGAATTGCCGTGGTCCGGCCTGTGCCGCGGACTGGGCGAGTTCCTCGGCGGTTCGGGCGGCCTTGTCCTGGTTGCACTTGCGGTGGGCTGGCTGTTTGTTGTCCAGTTCGTCGAGGCCGCCGCGGGCGAGGGGGAGGATGTGGTCGACCTCGAAGGACATGGGGTCGGGGGTGCGGAGGGTGTAGTCGATGTCTTCGTGGCAGAGGGCGCATGGTGGGTGGCCTCTGCGGAGGACGGCGCGGTGTCGGTCTCGGGTGGTGGTGTTGCGGCGTGTGGTGGTGCCGGGCATCAGCGTTTGCCCTTGCCGCCTCTACGGTTGCCGCTCTTGTGGTCGATGGTGCCTGCGGCTTGGGCGTTGGCGATGCGGGCGGACTTCTCCTTGCTGTAGCCCTTCTCCCGCAACGCCTCGTAGGTGTCTTCCTTCTTGATGGACCTGTGGCTGCCAGGCATGGCTACCTCCGTGCGCCTATGAGGACCTCATGATCGACGGGCCTGCGCATCGCGTCGCCCATCAGTTCCTCGAACACCTGCCGTGTTGCCTTGTGAGGATGGACGTCTTCGAGGCAGTCCTCGTGCCAGCGGCCGTACAGCCCGGTGTCGACCATGACGCCTTCCTGCTTACGGTCACATCCAACGCAGTCGCGGGCCATGCGCGCTCCTCACATCCGTGTCTCTGCTGGGGTCCAGGTGTGGCGTGTGCCGGTGCGCCATGCCCTACGTGGTGCGGTGGTGCCGCCGGTGCTCTTGTGCCGCACCAGGGTCGGGCCATCCGCATGATCGACCAAGCTCGGCCAGGTGTAGGCGACGCGGTGGCTGTTGACGAGGCACCACGCCGACATGCGCTCATCCGGGGGTAGGTCGCTGTGGTGGGCCCAGTCCAGCCAGTCGTCTCGCAGGTCGGTGTGGATGGCTACAGCGACGGCGTGGAGGACGTGGGTGGTGGTGAGCCAGTGGGTTTCCTGGCGGTCGGCGAGGACGCAGCCGCGGCTGATGCGGTCTTGCCAGCGGACGGGGCGTGTGCGGCCGAGGTAGAACGACACGACGGGCTCCGGGGCCACGGACAGGGCTGCTTCGGCTTGGGTGGTGAAGCCTTGGACGGGCTGGGCGTCGTCTTCCAGTACCGCGCACCATTCGCTGGGGCGGGCTGTGGTGAGCTCCCAGGCGCGGACATGATTGGCTCCGGCGCCGAGGGTTCCGTCGTCGAGGGAGACGAGGCCGCCGATCGTGCGGGCGAGGTCCGCAGCTTCGACGATACGAGCCTCGTGGCCCACCACCGCGAAGGAGATCACGGCGCAGGCAGAGCCTTGAAGTCGGTCGGCATCCAGTGCTCGCAGATCGGATGCAGAATCGGGGTCTGGATCACTGCGAAAGGCGCTGGAGGCTTGCCATCTCCGAGTTCTACCGCTTGCGGAAAACAGACCACGTGGGGTTCCGTATCGGGCGTCAGGTCCCAGTCCTCTGCGTTGCCGCAGCCGCATTCGATGAACCCGCGGGCTTCGTGCGTACGCCGATCCAGGCCGCCCGGTGTCCATGTGTCCGATGTGGTCAGGCTGACGCGGCTCCAACGCACGGGCTTGTAGTACTGCCCGCCGAACTGAACCAGGACGATCTCGGTCACGTGAGGCTCCACGCGGGCGCCAACTCTGGGTCGTTCGTGTAGTCGCTCAGGTCGCCGCGAAATACATGTTCGCGGTGTCCGTCTACGCGCCATCGGCCAATCGCGAGCGTGACGGTTGGATCGTTGTCCCAGAAGCCGCATGCGGCAGCGTCGGCTTGCTCCGGTCGGCTACACACCGCGAGCAGCTCGCAGCCTGCGTATGGGTGGGTCGTTTCGACCGTGTAGACGATTTCGGTCATGTGAGGCTCCATTGTCGGCAGGCAGCTTTCCACTGCACGGCGATCACGCAATCAACTCCGCGAACGTCTGGTCATACATCGGCTTGAGCCGCTCCCAGCTCATCTGGTCGGCGATATCGCCCGCCAGGGCGGCAGCCTTGCCGTAGAAGTCGGTATCGGTGGCGAGTTGGTCGATCTTCGAGGCCAGCGCTTCGTGGTCGACCGTGTACAGATCGACCGGCACCCGGGCAGTGAACCGGCCCGCATGGGTTGCGGGGACAAGCCATTCGCTCGGCAGCCAGTCGTTCGGGGACACCGCGGGCATGATCACCGGCATGCCGGCTGCGAGGGCTTCCTGGGCGGGCAGGCATAGCCCTCCGAACCGGCGAGGCATCACCAGGACGTCGGAGTCGTAGGCGTCCCAGTAGTTGGGGAGGTCGGCGCAGTCGATGCCCAGGGTCACGTGGGCGGGGATGTCGCGGTGGCGCAGCAGGGTCGTGACGTAGCCGGGATCCTGGCAGCGGATCGTCACCGAGACCGGCGCGTGGACGTGCTGGAGGGCCTTGAGGAGGTCTTCGGTGCCGTTGCGGCCGTGGATGGCGGGGCGGCCGACGATGTGGAGGAACCGGGTGGCTCGCTCGGGTGTGGGGCGGGGCGGGAAGCGTTCGGTGGCGATCGGGACGGGCAGATGGGTTTTCGGGTCCGGTAGCTCGTCGAAATGCCACAGCGACGGCGCCGCCCACAGATCGGGTGTGGCGGTGCGGTCCAGGAACTCGTAGTTCGGTTGCAGGACGACTTTCACGCCGCGCTGGCGGGCCAACAGGTACAGGTCGTTGCTGTAGGCCGTTTCGGCGGTGAATACGACGTCCACACTGTCGAGGAAGCTGTCCAGTGCTCTGCGGGTCGGTGCGCCGTGGGAGACGGCCGCGTCGGGGTACAGGTCGGGGCGGAACGGGCGGCCTCGGTCGCGGCTCATGTCCACCAGCAGCGTCTTGGCGGGGTGCATGTGTTGCGCGAATTCCCACGTCTGGGTCGACAGGCCGGTGTTTTCCGCGCGGGCGATGAGTCCGAGACGCATCAGTACCGCCGGGCGTAGATGTAGCCGCCTCGCTCCGGGGAGCCGAGGATCTGGATGCCGTGGGTCTTGGCCAGTTTCGCCACCAGTGGGCCGAATACGTCGTCGGGGGCGGCGTCGAATTCGAGGGTCAAGTAGCGGACCTTGGCGAGGGTGTCGCGGTCGGCTCCGGCGATGATGCCGTACTCGGCGCCTTCCACATCGACCTTCAGCACGTCGCATTCGGTGATGTCGTTCTCGGCGAACAGCTCGGCGAGCGATGCGACGCGGATCGGGTCGCCCGTTCCTGGCTCGAAGCCGAGGAGGCTGTGGCCGTGGCCCGGCATGATCCAGCCCATTCCCGCGGTCTTCGATATCGCGATCTCGGCGAAGGTGACCTGACCCTCGACGTTGTTGTCGGCGACGTTGCGCATCAGCAGGTTCAGGTTGTCGCGCTCCGGCTCGACAGCGAGGACCCGCACGTGCTGGCCGAGGGATGCCGCGTAGACGGTGACCGCACCGATGTTGGCGCCGATATCGACCACGACGGCGCCGCGGCGGGCCACGTGCTCAGGGTGGATCTGGTAGACGTTCTCGCACCAGGTCTCCCGGATCACCGCCTCGTCGGAAGGGGAGCCGTCGCGGGTGGTGAACGCGTAGCGCGGGTTCGGGGTCAGGATCTTCACGCGAACGTCTCCAAGATCGTGGACCAGCGGTGCACGTAGGTGTGATTCGCCTTCACATGCTCGTGGCCAGTGCTGCGGATCGCTTCCCGCTCCTCGTCATGGGTGAGGTAGTGGCCGATGAGTGCCCGTAGTTGGTCGAAGTCGCCGAAGTCGTAGAACACCAGATGCTTCCGGTCTTCGAAATGCTCATCCATGCCCGGCACCCGCGGGTGGATGAGGAACCCGCCCCGACCCAAGGTCTCGTAGACGCGGTCGGACCAGTAGTCCGGATACCGGTAGTTGAGGCACAGGGAGTCGCCGACAACGATTTTCGCGTCCGCGTACACCTGATTGAGTTCCGGGCCGCGCACGATGCCCAATCCGCCGTTGCCGTAATGCCGGAACTGGCCGCCGTAGGTGGCGCGCAGCCAGTCGATCAGCTGCGGCCGGTACGGCCACTCCGGGTGATATTTCCGCGACCCCACGAACGCCACATCGAACCGGGCACCAGGGGCGGCGAGATAACACTCACGGTCGTACACACCGGCAGGGAGGTAATGGCCGCGGACGGGGGTGTTGGTGGTGAGCCATTCGGCCATCAACCGGTCCGCGGTGAAGAAGTGCCCGACCTGCCAGTAAGGGTCGGTGTGCATGTCCTGCTCGCGGCGCAACCCCAGCCACAGATCGAGGTGGTAGGTCATCGTCGGGACACCAGCGGCTTTCAACGCGCCGAGGACACGTTCGATGCCGTCGGTGTGCCATCCGTGGGTGTGGACCCACACGAACAGGTCGCATTCGATGGCGGTGGCGAGGATGTCCAGCGCGGGCGCGGCAGCCTCTTGGAGGCGGATCACGTCGTGGCCGAGGGCTTCCAGGGTGGCAGCGTGATGGGTTTCGGAGGTGTAGGAGACCCGGAAGTTGCCCAAGAACGCGATCTTCACCCTGCCCCCTTTCTCAGCCCAGCGGGAAGTCGGGGACGCCGAGCGTTCCCGTAGTGGTGTGGACGCCTTCCTCGATGGCGCGGGCCGCCCGGCAGGTCACCATGATCCGGTTACCGGCGGGCTGCCACGACTGGACGACGCCGTACCAGATCGGTGGCTCCTCGCCCTCCACAGCGTCGGCGGGGTCGCCTATGGCGATGTTGAAGCGTTTCTCCGGGCTCACCGCGGCGCTGAGGCGGGCCACGAACTCGCCGTCGTTGGGGACGGTGAAGCGGCGGACATCGCCGGTGTGGTCGACGATCTCCGCGCCCGGGATCGGCGTGGAGGGCTGGGTGAAATCGGTGCGGTCGTTGACGCGGATCACTCGGGTACCTCCGGCAGATCGGCCGTGTCGTATCCGTGGCTACGCCAGAACGTCAACGCCGCCCGCAAACCCTGGATGGCCGATGCTTCGTCGTCGGCGTATCCGGCGGTCATTCCGGGCATCACATTGCAGGCGATGTTGCAGATCACCCATTCCCAAGCTGGCGTTCCCGGAATAGGGCTCGGCTTCAGCCAATAGACCAGCTTGCCGCATGCCTCTGGCAGCGTGAGGGTCGACTGGCCACGGCTATTCTGCTGCTGGAGAACGATCTGCCTGGTCACGAGTTCCCCTTCAGCTCAGCTACTCTCGCCCGAACCCGCTCCACGCACATGGCGTACGCCTCCGTCTTCGACGCGTCCTCGCACTGGATGCCACGCGGATGCACCGCCACCCAGCGGCCGTCATCGAGCTGCTGGCATTCGATCTCGGCGACGTCCCAGAACGCTTCAGCGTCCGGGTCCTCCGGCCACGTGCCGTCCGCGTTGCGGTAGATGTGCTTGCCTGGGTCGCCCGCGCCCAGATTCGCGCCCGGCGTCGGAACCCACCGCACCGTCGCCTTCTCCGGGTCGATGTCCACGCCCCGCTGAAGCAGGTACTCGGCCACTCGCACCGCGCCGGAGATCTTCATCTGCGAGGGCGCGGCGAGCTTGCGGCCATTCGCCGCTACCCACTCCGGGAGATGGATGACCATCAGCTCTTCGGCGAGGGCCACGACTTTCGGGTCTCGCTGTGGGATATCCCCGAGGTCGGGGAGCTTGCCTTTCATCGCCGCTTCGACGAACCGCTGATAGTTCGGGTGGACGAACGCGCCGCCACCCGCATCCTCGAAGCCGGGCGGCGGCGTCTTCTCCCGGGGCTGATGGTTACGGAACCGGACCTCGTGGAGGTCGTCAGAATCAGGCATCGTCTTCCGGAGGTCGGTTGCGGGCCAGACAAGCAGCGGCCCAGAGGAACGTCTCCTCGAGCTTCGTCATCGTGAGCGACTTCTCACGCCCAGCGGGCAAGACGTCCTCGAGCCGGTCGGCAAGCTCCTGGAAGGTGTGGCACAGGTCCTCCTCTGGCGCGTGCCAGCTGGAGCTATGAGCCCGCAGGTAGTCATAGCTGAACCGGCGATCTTGCTCAGGCATTGGCCTGCCAGTGCTCCCAGGCCGCGAGGACGTCCGGCCACAACGGGGCCAAGATCTCGAACACGGCATCCATCACGGTCACTCCAGGTCGATCTCGTCGAGGAATGTCAGGACCGCTTCGGCTTGGAGCTCTTCCTTGAACTTGGCGGCTACCTCGGGCGTGAGCATCTGAGGCTCACAGCGGTCCAGGATGACCGCGAACGGCGTTCTAGAGGTCCCACCCACGACCTCCATGGGCAGCTCGAGGATGCGGAGCCGCATCAGGCCAACGCCTTGCTGATGTCGATGGCGGCGCTGATGAGGATGCCCAGCACCTTGCCGACGGTGAGGACGGTGTCGAGGGTGACCGAACCCAT